CGGCACCAGCGGCACCAGCGGCACCAGCGGCACCAGCGGCACCAGCACAAGGACCAGAAGCAGGTGCTGATGCAGGTACAGATGATGAAAATTTATTTGGTACTGGTGATGACATGGGTGATGACATGGGTGACGATATGGAAACAGCATCTGGTGAGGATGAGGTTGACATTGATGTTACTGAATTGGTAGATAGTACTGAAGGTGCTAAACATTCAGCGGATAAAGCTAGTCATAAAGCTAGTCGTTTAATGCAACAATTCTCAAAGCTTGCTCAAAAGGTAGATGCAATGGCTTCTATTAGCCATAAAATTGATTCACTTGAAAAAGAAATCGTTAAAAGAAATCCTACACCAGTTGAAAAGCTGGAAATGAGGTCATTAGATTCATATCCTTTTAATATCAAATTAAATGATTATTGGAAAGATGTTGAAGGTTATGATACAGGTGCTAATGATAAACCTAAAGAATATGTTCTTAGGAAAGATGATATAGATAATACGTTCGCCAGCAGTCAGTTAAAAAATTCGTTTAACGTAAAAGGGGACGAATATGAAGAAGAAGACATTTAAGAAAGGGAGTACATAAGTACTCCTTTTTTATTTTAAGGGTTTTTTAAAATATTTGTTGCATATCTCATTTTTTGTTCGTATATTTGCATCATAATTAACTTACCAAAAGATGTGTAGTTTAACCAAAAAATACTTGACTTTGAAAAAACTTTTAGTATATTATACATACAAATAAGATAGTTAAAAACTTAAATTAAAATTAAAAACAAGAGAGATGAGCGAACAAAACAATGCGTTAATGGCCATGTTAGGTCAGTACGAAAACAACACAAAACCAAAAGCTAAGAAAGCGGTTTCTAAGTACGATGAAAAGAATTACTTCGGTACTAAATTAACTGACAAGCAAAATTCAGCGTCTAAGAACGTTAGAATCTTAGCAACTAAAGATGGTACCTCACCATTCGTTGAGGTTTACGGCCACACAATCCAAGTTGATGGTGATTGGAAGACTTTCATTTGTCTTCAAAAAGAAAAAAACCAACCATGCCCATTCTGTGAAGCGAATGATGTGCTTAGAGCTTCTTCTGCTGAAGCTGACAAAGAACTTGCTAAGAAGTACAACGCTAAGTTGATGTACATCGTTAAGGTAATTGACAGAGAAGATGAAGACCATGGACCTAAGTTCTGGAGATTTAATCACGACTACCGTAAGGAAGGTGTAATTGACAAAATTTATGGTGTTTTACAAGCCATCAAGAAGGACATTACCCACGCACAAACTGGTAGGGATTTGGCTATTATGATTGGTAGAAATGCTAATCGTAAATCGGTTGTAACATCCATTACACCACTTGACCCATCACCATTGAGTGAAGATGAAGCAAAAGCTGCCGCTTGGTTAGCTGATGAACAAACTTGGGAAGATGTATTCGGTGTTAAGACTTACGAGTATCTTGAAATCATCGTTAAAGGTGGTGTTCCAGTTTACGACAAGGAAGCTAAAAAGTATGTAGACAGCCGTTTGGTTGGTGTACAAACAGAAACTGCTAAGGCAGACACTGAAATCAGTCTTGGGGTATCTAACGTAAAGCCAAACGTTACAGTTGCTGCAACTAATTTAGTTGAACCAACACCTGCGGCACCAGCTGATGAAGCAGAAGCTGAAGATGACCTTCCCTTCTAAGGTGGTAGAACCAAAACATTTTAATATAATGGGTAGTGATTTTGCTACCCATTACTATTAAGAAAATAACATAGATAAAAACAAAACCAAAATGGCGAAAAAACCAGAAAAGAAAATTATACCTAAACAAGAATTTGACCTAGATTCATTTACAAGTAGTGAAGGTTTAAATACACAAACTAAAGATAAAGAGTTAACTTGGGTACCGCTTTCGAAAGCATGGCATGACTCATTAAAATTACCAGGTTTTCCTAGAGGCTTTGTAAGCTTAGTTAGGGGTTATTCAAATACGGGTAAATCAACAGCTTTTTATGAAGCTATTGTAGGTGCTCAACAAATAGGTGACTTACCAGTTGTAATTGAAACTGAGGGTAACTGGAACACGACACACGCTAAACAAATAGGTGTGAAATTTAAAGAAAAGGTTAACTTAGAAACTGGTGAGGTTGAAGAGGTTCCAGATGGGTTTATTTTAATGAAAAGTCGTGACTTATATGAAAAATATAAGTGTTACGACCACAAGGATAGTAAGATGACAACAAAACCAACAAGAGGTGAACCTGTTATTGAAGATGTAGCTCTTTTTATTTCTGAGGTTTTAAAGAAACAAGAAGATGGTTTAATACCAAGAAACATTGTATTCCTTTGGGATTCTATTGGTACACTTAATTGTTATAAATCCGCTTGTTCAAGTACAAGTAATAACATGTGGAATGCTGGTGCCATGGGTGTGTTTCAAGCCATAGTAAACTTTAAAATTCCTTCTAGTCGTGCCGTTGACAGTGAGTATACAAATACTTTAATTTGTGTTCAGAAGATATGGTTGGATAGTATGAATGGTACAGTTATTAAACACAAAGGTGGTGAATTTATGTTCTTTAATTCACGTATTATAGTACATATCGGTGGTATTCTAACTCACGGTACTAGTAAGTTGACAGCTACAGCGTTAGGGCAGAATTTCCAATATGGTACACAAGCTAAGATTAGATGTGAAAAGAACCATGTAACAGGTATTGAACGTAACGGTGAGATTGCATCAACACCACATGGTTATGTTAACCCAGATGAGTTAGATGTTTACAAAAAAGAAAAGCGACAGTTTATTCATGACGCATTAAATGTTAGCTATGAAGCTGAAGTTGAATTTACTGAAATTGAGGGTACCTTTGAAGGTGAGGATACTAGAGAATAGAAACAAGATTTTTTAACTGTTTAATATAACTAAAATTGAACAAAAGACCGCCAAAAGATGGCGAAAAACAACAAATTATTAATACACTCTTGGTCGATGGGAATGCCTTATTTAAATTTGGCTTCTTTGGGGCCAAGGGTGAATATAATCACAGAGGTGAACATATCGGTGGACTGTATCAGTTCCTTACGATTCTACGAAAACTTCTAACCGAAGATTTATACCACAGGATTTATGTATTTTGGGACGGTAATCTAAGCGGAAAATTAAGATTTAATATTTACCCTGAGTATAAGGGAGATAGGGATAAAGACTATATCAATGGTACACATCCAACAGATGCATCAGAGCTTGAACAAAGAAATAAAATTTGGGAATATCTTGATGAATTATGTATTAAGCAATTAATGGATGATGTTGTTGAAAGTGATGACTTTATTGCTTATTATTGTGGTCAGAGGGAACCTAATGAAAAAATAACTATTTGTACACTTGACAGGGATTTATCTCAGTTGATAGAGGAAGATGTTAGAATTTATTTTTGTGACCTTAAAGCATATGTTACCCCACATAACTACTCAGAATTCTTCCCACACTATTATGAAAATATAGGCGTAATTAAAATTATTGCTGGAGATACTTCTGATACTATTAAAGGTATTAAAGGTGTTAAGGAGAAGACATTGCTTAATCTTTTCCCTGAGCTAACTCAAAATAAGGTCACTCTTGACCAGATAATCGAGCGAGCGAAGGTTCTACAAGAAGAAAGGGTAACTAGTAAAAAACCAGCCTTAAAATCGTTAGACAACATAGTTAACGGTGTGACTGATGGTAGTCAAGGTGATAAATTCTATGAAATTAATACTAAGATAATTAACCTTAAGGAACCGTTAATGACTGATTCCGCAATCGTTAAGATTAACGATTTGATTGATGGTAAACTTGATTCAAGTAACCGAACAATTAAAGAAGTTTATGATAAAATGAAAAAGGATGGTTTAGAAAGAACCATTGGACCAACACGTTACCCAGAATACTTATTACCCTTTAAAAAATTTAGGGATAGACAATTAAAAAACGAAGAAATCGTATGATAACAAACACCACAACCAAAAGAATTGAAGAACAAAGATTTGAGTTTCTTCTTTACATCAACAAGCACATTATTTGTCAGAGATATTTCAATATCAAAGACTTTAATGAGAAATCAGTTAAGTCCTTAGAACTTAAGGAATTAATGGACCGAATAGTCGGTATGAATAATGGGACTTTCGGGTCTATGGGTATTATTCCACGTAGTCTAAAGCATAAAGCTATTGATTATTTATGGAAGAATTTTAACCCATATAACATGAAGAACGATGAACCAAAGAATAACTTCGAGAAGGAAGATGTATTCGAATTTGAGATTCGTGTTGACAAAAATCCAATCGCCAAGAGCGCATTCTCTGGCAATTGGTTTCCACCACAAGTGAGGTATCAAGTGGACATAAAAGAAATTATACCTCAAATAATAACCGAAATCAAGGATTCGCTAAGCGAAAAAAAATATACAATAATTTAATTGTCCGTAGGGTCAATTCGGGTATATTTATTAAAACAAGATTTCAAAACAAGATTAGAAAATGGCAAAAAACAATAGAGATAGTTTCCAAGATTTAGGTGATGACTTCCAAGTAAGACTTATAGCACAATTATTAATAGATACAAAATTCGCTGAGTCAATAATTGATATATTAGACCCAAACTACTTCTATGACTCAAGTTCAAAACTAATCATAGCATCAATTAAAGATGCCTATAGTAAAGACAATATCATTCCTGATATTGGTAGCCTAAGAATTAGATTATCAAATAAAAATCTTAATGAGTTTGACAAAGCCTATACAATTACTAAGTTAAAAAAGATTGAAGATGTTAACTTAAATGATTGTCTTGAGGTACAAAGAATAGCAATGACTTTTTGTAAACACCAAGAGTTACAAAAGGCTATCAGACAAATACAAGCCCTACTTGATAAAGGCGAGACTGACTCATATGACGAGTGTGAAACTATTATAAAGAAAGCACTTGAACATGGGGATAGTAAGGATAATGGCATCAATGTTTTAGACGACATTGATGCTGTCCTTGTCGATGACTTTAGAAAACCAATACCAACTGGTATTAAGGGTTTAGATGAGGTTATGGATGGTGGTTTATCTAGGAGTGAATTAGCAATAATACTAGCACCATTTGGTGTTGGTAAAACAACAATGATGACTAAGATAGGTAATACGGCCAAGAATCTCGGTTATAATGTATTACAGATATTTTTTGAAGATATGCCTAAGGTAATTCAGAGAAAGCATCTATCTTGTTGGTCAGGTTACAATTTAAACGATTTATCCCTTCATAAAGATGAATTAAAGGAATTAATTAAACGTAAAGGTGAAGAAAAAGGTATCTTACGTCTTAAGAAATTCCCAAGTGATGGTACTACGATACCAATGATTAAGCAGTACATAAGAAAGTTGATGGCACAAGGGTTTAAACCAGACATCGTTTTATTGGACTACATAGATTGCGTTGTTCCTTCTAGGAGCGTTGATGATGTTAATGTTGGTGAGGGCCAAGTAATGAGACAATTTGAATCAATGTTGGCTGAGTATGACATTGCTGGATGGACAGCGGTACAAGGTAACAGAAGTTCAATTGGTTCACCATTAGTACAGTCAGACCAAATGGGTGGTTCAATAAAGAAAGGACAAATAGGACACTTTGTAGTGTCTATAGCTAAGTCGCTTGACCAGAAAGAAGCTGGAACTGCTAATATGGCAATTCTTAAATCTAGGTTTGGTAAGGATGGTGTAATCTTTGAAAATATTACATTTAATAATGCTAATATTCAGATAGATATGTCTACGAATATGGTTGGTAAGAGCCAAGTTGAGTACAAGAAAGACCAAGAAATGTCCGATACTATGAGAGCAGCTAAAGCTCTTGAAGAAAGACAGAAAATGAAAAAGCTAATGAATGATTTAGGTAGTACAACTCAAGGTGAAGGGACAGTATAACAAATAAACAAATTAATTAAAATGGATTTATCGACAAAAATTTTATCGGATGTCACCGTGCATATGAAATATGCTAAGTATATCCCAGAACTAAACAGACGTGAGACGTGGGAAGAGTTAGTAACTAGAAATAAAGAAATGCACCAAAAGAAGTATCCTCAAATTGTTGAGGAAATTGAAAAGGCGTATGAACTAGTTTATAATAAAAAAGTATTACCCTCAATGAGGTCATTACAATTCGGTGGTAAACCAATCGAAATTTCACCTAATAGAATATATAACTGTGCCTATCTTCCAATTGATGATTATAGAGCTTTCGGTGAAACAATGTTTCTTTTATTAGGCGGTACTGGTGTTGGTTTCTCAGTACAAAAACATCATGTTGAAGAATTACCAGAAATCAGAAAACCAAACCCTAATAGAAGTAGACGTTTTTTAGTAAGTGACTCTATAGAAGGATGGGCAGATGCTATCAAGACGCTTATGAAAGCTTATTTTGAAGGTCTTTCAACACCTGATTTTGATTTCTCTGATATTAGACAAAAGGGCGCATTATTGGTTACTAGCGGTGGACGTGCGCCAGGTCCTCAACCATTAAAAGACTGTATTCACAATATTAAAAAAATATTGGATGCTAAACAAGACACAACAAAATTAACACCAATTGAAGTACATGATATTATTTGCTTTATTGCTGATGCCGTTTTAACTGGTGGTATCCGTAGGGCAGCATTAATTTCTTTATTCTCAATTGATGACGAAGAAATGCTTTCTGCTAAATCTGGTGCTTGGTGGGAACTAAACCCACAAAGAGGTCGTGCAAATAATTCAGCAGTTATACTTAGACATAAGATAACTCAGGATACGTTTTTAAAGCTTTGGAAAAAGATTGAAGATAGTAATGCTGGTGAACCAGGTGTGTATTTCTCTAACGATAAAGATTGGGGTACTAATCCATGTTGCGAAATAGGTCTTAGACCATATCAATTCTGTAATCTTTGTGAAGTCAATGTATCGGATATTGAATCCCAAGAAGATTTAGATGCTAGATGTAAAGCGGCATCATTAATAGGTACACTTCAAGCTGGTTATACTAACTTCCATTATCTTCGTGACGTATGGAAAAGAACAACCGAGAAGGATGCATTAATTGGTGTTGGTATGACAGGTATTGGTTCAGGTGTTGTACTAGATTATGACCTTAAAGCTGCGGCTAAGGTTGTTAAGTTAGAAAATGCTAGAGTTGCTAAATTAATCGGTATTAATAAAGCTGCTAGAACAACAACAGTTAAACCATCAGGTACGAGTTCATTAGTTTTAGGTACCGCTTCTGGTATTCACGCATGGCACAATGATTATTATATCAGACGTATCCGTGTCGGTAAAAACGAAGCAATCTATACTTACTTATTAATGTTCCACCCAGAACTTGTTGAAGATGAATATTTCAAACCAAAGGAACAAGCGGTAATTTCATTACCAGTTAAAGCTCCAGAAGGTTCAATATTTAGATTTGAATCACCAATGCAATTATTAGATAGAGTTTCTAAGTTGAATATTGATTGGGTTAGAGAAGGTCACAGAGATGGTCAAAATACACACAACGTATCAGTAACAGTATCAATCAAAAAAGAAATTGAAAAGGTTAATAAGTTAGATGAAAATGGTGAAGTAATTCTTGACTCAAATTCTATGCCAATCTTAGAAGATAAGAAAGACGAAACTGGTTTATTAGTATACAAATTAAATGAGTGGCCAGCAGTTGGTAATTGGATGTGGGAGAATAGAGAAAACTTTAACGGTATTTCAGTATTACCTTATGATGGTGGAAGTTATATCCAAGCTCCTTTTGAAGATTGTAGTAAAGAGAGATATGAAAATATGATGAAAAGCCTTAATGATATTGATTTAACTAAGGTAGTTGAATTAATTGATAACACTAATTTAAGTGGCGAGGTCGCATGTGGCGCAGGTGGTTGTGAGATAACAACTGTTTAGTATGAAACATGATAATTTAGTTCAGAACATAATAAATTCAATTTATTATCCTATAAAAACCAATAGATAAATTAAAGCACCCCAAGTGGGTGCTTTTTTTTTGTTTACTTATAAAAAACTATTCTTATCATATTTATCAAGAAAAGTATTTATGGCAAGTAATAAGTATATAAACATAGATTTCCCCTTTAAAGATAGCCCACAAGGTTTCCTATTAAATCTTAATTCAGATACCCAAAGAGCGGTAAAAGCTGACCTTATGCATCTATTATTAACTAGGAAAGGGCAACGTTTATACAATCCTAACTTTGGTACCGATTTAATTAAGTTCATTTTTGAACCAAACGATAGGATTACATTGGATAATCTTAAAAGTGAGATTAGCGCAAGCGTTAAAAAGTATCTTCCAAATTTACAAATCAATACATTAGATATAAATCAATCACCAAATAATCAATATTTGGCGACTGTTACATTAACCTATACGATTACTGAAGGTGTATTCGCTATGGATGACTTAGTTATAATAAACATTTAAAATGGCACAAAACACACAAAGAGTTAGTTACACAAGTAGAAATTTCGCTGATATAAGGACCGATTTGGTTAACATGGTTAAACAATATTATCCAGATATATTCAATGATTTTAATGATGCATCCGTTGGTATGATGTTATTAGAATTGAATGCTGCGGTAGGTGACATGTTGTCATTTAATACTGACAGAATGTTCCAAGAAGCACAATTAGATTATGCTCAGCAAAGAAGTTCAGTATTATCAATGGCTCGAACATTTGGTTTAAAGGTACCAAACACTAGACCATCAGCAACTATTGTTGATTTCTCAGTAACGATACCAGTATACGGAAATACATTTGATATTTCATACACCCCATTGATTCAAGCTGGTGCTCAGGTTAGCGGCGGCGGTAAAATATTTGAAACTCAATATGATATTGATTTTTCTTCACCATTCAGTGTTGGTGGTATTCCAAATAGAATTATAATACCTAATTTTGATGCAAATGGTAACTTACTAAACTATACAGTAACTAAGCGTGAAATCGTTATTAATGGTTATACTAAAATCTATAAGAGGGTAATTTCAACTTCAGATGTTGTGCCATTCCTAGAAATTATGTTACCAGATAATAACGTATTATCAATTAATTCAGTAATCACTCTTAACGGTACTAATTTTACTAGTGACCCAACACAACAACAATTTGCTAATACTAAAAATAAATGGTATGAAGTTGATGCCTTAGCGGAAGATACATTATTTGTTCCAGATTACAATACTATATCGGATAATCCATCAGTTGTAGCTGGTAAATACATTACTGTTAACCAAAAATTTATTAGAGAGTATACCGATTTAGGATTCACAAAATTAATATTTGGTGGCGGTAATCAAGATACTAGTTCATTATATAACTTCGGTGTTTCTTCAGCATTAATTAATCAAATTGGAGACTTTATTAATAATTTATCTTTAGGTACAACTCTATCACCAAGTACAACATTATTTGTTAGTTATAGAGTTGGCGGTGGTGCCGATACAAATATTGGGCAAGGTATCATTAATGGTGTTGGTCAGATGAACTTCATTATAAATGGTAGTAATCAAACAATTAATAATGCTGTTAAGTCATCTTTAAGTGTAAATAACCCTATTCCAGCATTAGGTGGCCGTGACGCTCCTTCAATCAATGAGATAAGGAATTTAGTTAGATATAACTTCTCAGCTCAAAATAGGGCTGTAACGATTAAAGATTATCAATCAATTATATCACTTATGAATAGTAAGTATGGTGTTCCATTTAAAGTTGGGGTTGTTGAACATCAAAATAAAATTCAAATCTATATAATGGGTTTAAATTCAAATGGTAATTTAGATAATAGTAGTACTAGTACATTAATAAATAATATTGCAACATACTTATCGGACTATAGAATGATGAATGATTATGTTGAGGTATTAAATGCTAAAATTGTTAATTTACAATTCCAGATTGATGTCTATGCTGATAAATCATATCCACAATCACAAATTGTTGGTCAGATTGTTAACGATGTTAGAAGCTTTATGGATGTTAATAATTTCGATATGGGCGAAAATATTTATTTAGCTAATTTGAGTCAAACGGTTAACTCTGTGCCAGGTGTTGTTAACGTAATTGATTTAAGAGTTTATAATTTAGTCGGTGGTAAATATTCAGTTAATCAAATATCACAACCTTATTTAGACCCAACAACAGGCCAGATAGATATTAGCCAAGAATATACCTTATTTGGTGAACCAATGACAATGTTTGAAATTTTAAACCCTTCAACTAATATAATTGTTAGAATTAAATAAGTTTAAAACATTTGAGTAGTTTTACCAATTTTTATATATTTATTAGTATGTTAGAAAAAATAAATAATATTGAATTAATTAGATTAAAAAAAGAGGGTAAAAGTATTAGGTATATTGCTACATTATATAGTTGTAATACTGAAACAATTAGACTACGCTTAAAAAAATTAAACATTGATACAAGTAAAGAACATTGTAAAATTAAATGTGTGCACTGTAATGGTGTAACTAGGAAAGAAGGTACAAATAATGGTAAACAACGCTATTTTTGTTTAATCTGTAATAAAATATTTGTAAATGATATTAAGAACCAAATAAATGAAAGAAATAAACGTCATGACTTAATTAAAAAACTTTATTTAGTTGATAATTTATCAACTGTTGAAATAGGTAAAATTTTAGGTGTATCATCAACAGTACCACAGAGGATTTTAAAAAAATATAATTTAACTAGAAAGTTAGATATTGCTATTGATACTAAATTAGCCAATAAATTAAATTTAACATACGATGAATATATTTTAACTTTACCAGCATTTAAAAAATATAAAAAGGATGTATGGTATTATACTAGAAAACAAGATATTAAAAACTTACCGAATTATGAATTTCGTGGTTTATCAGGTATTAACGGTGCATATCAACTTGACCATAAATTTTCAATATTGGAAGGCTTTAAATGTGGGATTTCCCCTGAAATTCTTGGTAATATAAATAATTTAGAGTTTTTACCTTGGGAAGATAATAGAGCTAAAGCAACTAATTCTTCAATTACACTTGAAGAGTTAAATAAAGTTTTCTTTTTGGTTTAGATTAGTATATTAAAAGAAAACAGAATTATGGGATGTAATTGTAAAAATAAGGGTAATTTAGAAACCAAAGTCATTGAAGATAAATCATTAGGTAAGACAATACTTGATTATATAGTTAGGGTTATATTATTTGTTGTAGCTATTCCGTTTATAATACCCATCAGTATTGGTGGGCTTTTCTATGTCCTAGTAATCAGTAAGGGTAATTTAGACGGATTCGGATTAATGAAAGTTGTAACAAAAGTTTTAAAGACGGCTTTTAAAGATGATATTGATGATGATGAAATGAAGGAAATAATTTATTAAAATGGGTGAAACAATTAGAATCAGAACCACACCAAATGGTTCAGATAAATATCTTAAGGTAAAAATTGAACAGGACTTTGATTTCATCGAGGTCCTTTCTTTAAATATATCACAACAAAATGCTTATCAAAGTTTTTGTTCTGATTATGGTGCTATTGTTGGCCGTGTTATTATTAACTCAGGATTTGGAGTACCAAATGTTAAAGTATCGGTATTTGTCCCATTGGATGATATTGATAGTTCAGACCCACATATAAGCGGTTTATATCCATATAAAGCTGTTACAGATGTAAATTCAGACGGTGTTAGGTATAATCTCTTACCTAGCATTTCAGATAGTAATGACCCATGTTATACGGCAATCGGTACATTCCCAACCAAACGAGAAATATTGGATAATGACGATATGCTTTATGTCTATAAAAAGTATTATCAATTTACCACAACTACTAATTATGCTGGTGATTTCATGCTTTTTGGAGTACCATTAGGTAATCATGTTGTACATGTTGATATGGATATTTCAAATATTGGAATTGCGTCTCAGAAGCCTTATGATTTAATGGCACAAGGTGCGCCAGCTTCAATGTTTTATAGTCCAACAAAGTTTAAATCAAATACAAATATAAATTCTTTACCACAAATTAAGAGCGCAAACGCATCCGTTAATGTTCAACCATTTTGGGGTGATTTAAACAACTGTCAAGTTGGTATTAACCGATTAGACTTCGATATGAACTATAATATTACTCCAGCGGCAATGTTTATGGGTAGTATTTTCGGTGATGGTGGTAAACATAGTATAGATAAACGTTGTATACCAAGAAGAAAGACTGGCGTAATGTGTGAACAAGAAACTAGTAGTGGCACAATAGAAATGATACGAAAAACCATTGACAATCAGGTTGAGTCCTTTGATGTTAATGGTGGACAACTAATAGATAATGATGGGGCGTGGGCGTACCAAATACCAATGAATTTAGATTATATGGTAACTGATGAATTTGGTCAGTTAATACCATCTTCAGACTCAAATATAGGTATTGCAACTAGAAGTAGGGTTAGATTTAGAATCGGTATGAATCAAACTGGCGATATTGGTCGTTTAAGGACTAGAGCACATTATTTAGTTCCTAATAATCCAGCAACGCCAAGTAATATTGATTACTCTTTTGATGAAACAACAAATGATGCTAATTTTACTGACTTACATTGGAACAAAATATATACAGTTAAAAATTTCATACCTAAATATAACCCAAGTAACGTATTATTTGGTAAAAACAAATATCTAGGTATTAAAGATGTCGATAAATGCAATAATTTTAATAAATTCCCATATAATACTGCAAATACTGATGGAACAACAGTTAACCAAATTATTTTTACAATAGTTTGTTTATTAAATACATTCATTGCTGGCATCGTTTTCGCAATAAATAAGTTTATACTTGGACCAATTAATTTCATTCTTAGACCACCATGTTTTGATTTAGGTATTGTAAGCTTTTGTTTATGGGACCTTGGGCATATTAACTATCTCACATTAGAATGTAAAGTTGATGACAACTCAATAATTTATTCACCAGGTGGCGGTGATGGTCATGATACTAGTATTGACGATTTTAAGGATTGTATTGCAACCTCATTGGCCGTCAACTTGGAAATCTACCAAATGGACTTCTATAATGATTGGATTAATGGTTCACTATATGCATATTTGTTAAAATATAAACAAAAACATAATGGTACCGCAAAATATTGTGATGCTGATTGTTATGAAGATAATAATTCATGTATTGAAGGTGAGGTTTCATTTTCATCCCCTGATTTAATTGGTAATTCCGAACAAGCTTCATTAACAGCGTCAATTAATGAAGGTTTAATTAGAAAAGTTGATGGTATGTTATACTATTCACCAATGACTAATTTTAGTGGCGGTAAAAAATTATTTGCTACTGATATTACCAATTTGGGTGCTGTATTTGAGTGCGATTGGCAAGGTTATCCAAAAATAATTGATTTATTGTCACCGACTAGTTATAAATTACCACCAATTGTATATGAAAATACAAGTATTGGTCTTGTAAACTATTTAGAAAGTGGTATATTTTCATTAAATAATCAACGTGGATTATTTTTTAATGCAACATGTCTTGGTGTTGGAACAAATAATAGTTTAAATATTAAAAGACAATGTGAATTAGGAGTTGATATACCTGAAACAAGCGGCTCGACATTAATTACCGAAATTAAAATAGGTGAAATTTACGATACTAGCGACTCACTAGAAGTTACTAATAGTATTCATAAGTATATTCGTGATGCCTACACTTTATTAAACGTATTTGGTTCAAGTAATAACATATTTCCAACGTCATTAATACCTACACTATCAGCGACAACTAACGGTACATCTTTTGGTGTTAGTGGGGCGACTATTAATGGTTCATTGTATCATAAATTTTCAAACTATAATAACTTATCGGGTGGTTCTTACTATACTTATTTTGGGTTAATTGCTGGTAAAACAGCCTATGATAAATTAATGAATAAGTACTTTACCAAATGCCCTTCAAACATTAACGATAACTTCTCAATAATTGTTAACACATTCCCATCATCATCTTTAACTGCTAGTGACGGTAGTTTTGAATTCTACTTTATTAATGGTACCGCACCATTTACAACAATTATTGAGGGTACAAGTATTACTAACATAATAAGTACTAAACCAAGTCAAAGTCAAATAGTAAGCGGATTAACGGATGGAACATATAAAATTATTGCAACTGATGCGTTAGGGACTGTTGTTACTAGAAGTGTAAACGTTTCTGGACCACAAAGGCTTACGTTATTTTTAGATATTATTAGTCAACCAACGACTTTAACAAGTAAAAATGGTCAACTAAAAATTAGTTATTTAAGCGGTGGTACAATACCATATAATCTTTCGTTTAGTAGTAACGGTGTTGTAACAAACCATACTAATGTATTACAAGGTAATGTATTAACTGGATTTGGTGCTGGAGATTATATTGCAACAGTTACGGATAGTGGTACAACTAGACAAACAGAACAATTATCATTCACATTAACACCACCACCACCATTAACATTAACTACTAATTCATTTGATAATAATGTAACTACTGGTTGTACAGCAAATGGTAGTATATTACCAACTGTAACTGGCGGTAATCCACCATATACGTTAAATTTAATTGGTAAAAATTATAATATGACTGGGATTTATGGTAATGTAATATTTGATAAACTTAATGGTGGAAATTATACTATGAAAGTTACTGATGCTGCAAATACTTTAGTTCAAGCAAATGTTACAATTAAGGGACCAGCACCATTAGAATTCATTGGTACTGCACATACACAAACCACTGGTGGTGGTAAGGCAGGTCCAGCTAAGACATTTAGATATATTTCAGAACTTGGTTTAGTATCTGGTGGTGTACCAACTGGTACATTTAGAGTTGGTGGTGGTAAAGGTGGCGGTAAACTTTATGATACGTATAACTTCTCACCAGCACCTTATACGTTAAATAATGTTGATGGAAATCCAGGTTGGGAAAGTTATCCAACCAGTGGTATAACAATTACAGTAACCGATAAGAACGGTTGTTCATTAACTAAAACATTTATATAATGGATAAAAAAATAGTGGAATTATTGGGCAGTAGTTTAAGTAAAACGTCTGTTAATACTGACATTTATACAAATGTTGAATTTAGTCAGAGTAATAAACTCTTACCTACAAATGATATAAATCATATTTTAGACGTAAACAAACAGTTTAATACTGAAAGACAAGCATGTACTACTTATAGATTACTTGGTAAAATTAATCCATTAATTAGTAATGTTTTATTTAATATTGACGGACCTTACTCATGGGATATTTTTAATCAACCAATTTTCACTAGTTTAAAAACACTTAGTGTACCGTTAACATATCCAGAATCTTTATCTGCGAATTTAATTGAAATTGATGGGTGGTATGGTTATTTTTCTGGCCTTACCAGTCTATCAATAAACTCAGTTTGTAATTTTAATGATATGGAACCTAAAAGAAGTAGATTTACTTTTACACCAGATACTACAAACAATAATATTGATAATTTTTATACTTTAATAACGTATCCATTTGCTACCGATACAACACATAATTTAATAAATGGTGGTTTATTAATTGTTACCTCTTTAAATGTAACTGTTGGCGGTAAACCAATGACAGGTATATATGTTCCAGTTAACCACAATTTATCAGCTAATGATACCGTTAAATTAACAGGTACCGATAATGATGGTGTTTATACTGTTACAAGAATTGGTTTAGATGATGGTTCACTAAAGAACAATTTCTTCTGTATTGATATTATTGGGTTAAAAGTTTCAGAAACTAGTAGGATGTCAAAAATCTATAATAATGTACCATCAACATATTATTTTAGAAAGTTTACTAAGATGATGACAACATTTAAGACACCTATTCTAACAAGCGATTGTGAAATCTCTAATTTAGGGTTTTCTGAGACTATATTTACCGATACAGTAACTCAATTTATGTTTACTGAGGATTTAGACGTTAATGGGTTAGTCGACAATTTAGGCCGTCCATTAAGTGAATTATATGTAACAATAATAAAAACCGATAGTAACGGTATTTTTTCAAAAATATCATCAGGTTTAGAAGTACCATTTATTGATTTTTTTGAGAACCTTTATACTGGCAGTACATTCTACACAATTCCAATAATTCAAGCTATACATAATGTGTCTGGTGGTACCAAATCATTTATACCATTAGAAAGTAACATATTAAGCTCAAATTCAAATTTTTATGGTGATGTTGTGGAATATAATGCAACAACAATCCAAGAGGTTATTTTGAGCACTGTAAATCACAGATTTAATACGATTAATAGAGAATCATCGACAGGTACTACTATTGCTGGTGGTCCTAGACCAGAGGGTTATTATTATCAAGCGCACTCATTAATAAAAATTAGAGAATTTGGTAGTTTTATACAACAAGGTGACTCAAATACGATTGATATACCTAATTATGCTGAAGCTCTGCCAGATGGTAGATTCTTATGGCGAGATTTATTGGATATTGGCTATGTTGACATCAATCAACCAGTTCTTAACTACCCATTTTTAAATGGTAAACATTATATCTATCAAAACTATGATTTTGTTCTTAAAAGACAAGACCCATTTGATTATTGGAAGTTATATTATTCCACTTTTCCAGCTGACCCGTCAGGACAGATAATGAAAGATAACCATAAAATTAATTCAGTAGATATAGTATGCTAACATATAAAATAAATCCTAGATTATTATTGAGCGGTACAACTGCCAGCACAATTAATATACCAATTAACCTTCAATTTCAACCAGTTGATAATGGTGAGGTTATTGAAACAGATTTCGTTGATAACCAAGTAGCTAATTCAATTAATCCTATTTTAGATTATGAAAAAGCAAGAATTAAGCCATGTTTTTATAGTGGTTCAACTAGTGGTTCAACAAATGGTTCGGCGTTTAATCAAGTCAATACGATTACATACCAGTTATCTTTTTTAAGTGGTAATACAATGGTATCGCCATCGTATTATTCAGATATTGGTTTCGTTGATAATGATATAGTCTTTGAGAAAAATTTCTTTACCCAAAGTTATCTTTATTTAAGATTTTTTGATAGTGATAATACATTGAATCAAAATCTAATAACTAATTTAGAAGTCTATTCAGTATTACACAAGGGTGATTATTTATCAACTAGTAATAATGGTAGTAGTGCTGGCTATCCTAAATCAGCTTCTCAGATTCCAGTAAGAATGATATTATCAAATCCTTTAAGAAATTCTGGATTTTTTGAGGGCTATCATATTTATGATTATAAGGATAACTATGTAGTTAATGTTCCGAACTATCTATATATGAGGGCTAGTTATATAAATGCTAAGACAGGTTCCGTCACTAATCTTATCACATCAAATCAAGCCTATAAAATAGATAACATGGTTAATTATTTGTTTACTCGTTATAAGCTTTACAAAAACCAATATGGTTTTTATTATGAGTTAGATACAACGTATTCAAATAATATAACAGCAACAACAGACATAACGACAAGATTACCTAACATAACAGTTAATTTATATCAAATACAAACTTTATAATGCAAATTATTAAGAGAAAAATATTATTAGAGGATAGCATAGATAGGAATTATAATAGCCCAACGTATGGTACGTTAACGGCTACTACATTTTTTATACAAGTAATGTTAACCCAAAATATTGAGAATATTGGTATTTTTACTGACGTAGAATTTATCGAAAACACTAATATCAATCCAGATACTATAGATTCAACGCTAAGGCTTACTGGTAAGACAGTTTCAGATTACTTTACACAGAATAATAAAGTAATTACAGGTAATACACAGTCGTATTTAGATGATGTTAAGACGTATAATGCACATTCACCTTATCAAGTAGGATTTCATGTTAATAGTGAAAACTATATTAATATCAGTGGCGCAACTGTTAATGGTGTAGACGTAGTAACATCCTTAAATAACCCTATTACTTATTCTTTCGGTGTTGATAAAAATGATAGTAATAGTGGAACAACAAGTCAATCGAATGGGTTACTTTATCAAGATTTTACAGGAACAAATATAACAACAATTTCATATATTGGTCAAGGACGAAATATAACCAATACTTCATTATCAGCTATAACAAAAATAAATGATTATTTATTTGGTATTACTTCAATACCAGAAGTAACAAGTGATGTATTTATAAATAGAGGTATAACAAATGTCTTTGAAAAACACATGAAATTATCAGAAGTTACTACACTTGGTGAATTATCTAGGTATGGTAATGGATTTTTTAACTTAACAAAACAGTAAATATATGGGTAATCAATATACAAAGAAGGAGTATTCAATAAATGAAATTGAATTAATTATCAGTAAATATCAATCTGGTATTTCGTTTTCAAAAATTGCTGGTGAACTTGGTCGTCAAAAAAATAATATTAAAAAATTATTAATAGAGCACAATGTTTGGGTTAATGGTAAGAATAATATAAAAAAAATATTTTCAGAAATTGAAATTAAGGAAATTGAAAAATTGTATACGATTGGATTATCTTGTGAAACAATTGCGTTAAAATTTAATGTGTCAAAAACACCAATTAGACAATTATTAAAAATTAATGGATTATTAAGAATTGGTAACAGTAATGGTAAAAAAATATTTTTAACTAATGAGCAGATAGAAAAAATTAAGAATTTATATTTAAATAAGTATAAAAGTTTGGAAGAAATTAGTTTAGAAACTGGTTTAACTAGTAGTTTTATAAATAAATATTTATCAACAACTGATTATAGGCGAAATAAAAGTGAAGCTACATCAGTTGGTTTGGTTAAAAGATATAGAAATATTCCGTATAATGAATTTATTGACATTATTAAAGAATACTATCAATATGAACTAATAGTTAAAAAAATTACAAACCAGCAACCAATACACCTATTAAATAATTTTGGTAAACGTGGTAAAACAGGTATTGAGGGAGCTTATCATCTTGACCATAAATATTCTATAGTTGAAGGATTTAAAAATAATATATTACCTGAAATTATTGGTAATATAAATAATTTAGAATTTATTCCTTGGAAGGAAAATTTATCTAAACGAGCAAAATGCTCAATAACAAAAGAAGAATTAATAAAAATATAATATGGCCAGTGGAACATATGGTATAGTCAGACCTGCGGATGTAACCCCAGATGATATTGAAATTTTTTATGATTACACCCCATCTAGGGATACACAAAGTAATGGCTTAACTAAAATTACGAATGCTAGTGATTTATTAATTAAGGTAAACAACCCTAATCGTACACAATCTGGTGTTAGTGGATTTGAAATGTTTGGTGGTCTCTATACTTTAAAGCTACCAGTAAGCATTTTTAATGCTAAGGGTTTTTATACAATAATTATTAAACCAATTGAAATTAGAACATCAATTGTTGATGTTGGAGTACTATCAGCATATCCTAACGTTAATGGCTTATTATTTGATATTTCTGCTATACCAACAAATTTAGCTAATAGATTTGAAAATAATGGCTTAACTGGATATAGAGTAGAATATTTGAATTTAACAGCAACTGATGCTAAGGTTCATAATACATTTACTGTAATTACATCTAACAATAGGGCTGAAGCGGTTAATCAGAATCTTACAGATTCAAATCAGAAAGCAATTAGGTATCGTTTCAACGATAACTCAACATTGATATTTTGTACTGTAACACCTAATTCAGCGTCTGTTGTAAATACAAATGCGGTACCATTTATTGGTCAACCAAATCAACAAGTTGTAATTACTAATACATTCTTCAACCCAATCATGATTGAACTTGAATTAGTTGATAACGATATTGAAACTCTTGCTTATGGTATCTTCGGTAACCAAAGTAAGTCTCTTGAAGATGGTATATATACAATTTATAATTTCAGTAATCAAATATTTGCACAATATGACCTTTATGAAATTAAAGATGCATATAGCGGTGTTCCATTATTTGAAATTAGGGAACAAAGAAATAACATAGATTTTAGTAAGAATTTTAGTACAATCACAACAGTTTAATAATGAGTAGTAATAGAATAAAAGTACTTGGTTACGCACAGAAAGTGGTATATAACAATTCAATTGAATATACCCCATTTACGCCTGATTTAGTCGGTTTCCAATTGGCTAGTAATGGTGGTACCCCATTGTTTACTATGGGTAACTTTTATGTTACCACAAATCTTGATTCAAAGGTTGATAAAATCTTTGTAACTAATAATTTTTCACAATATACAACTTTAAATAGTATTAATTCTAGTTTACAATCAAGTATTGATATACTAACAAATAATAATGGCGTAATATTGAATCTTGATAAAAGAGAACTTAAAAATTATGTATTATTTAATTCACTATCTGAATATGTTAGGGTTGCACTAGAAAGTATAATTACTAACTGGCCAGCATCTTTGTATGTTACGCCAATATATTCATTACCACCAGATTATTATACACAAAGCGGTATTACTTTTCAAAATTACATTTATAACCCTATTACACAAGTATCTACGTTTATGGTTAGTACTAACGTAGTTGTTAATAATTTTCAATTAAATTACTTAGCTAAGGGTTCATTACAAAATACATTTAATGCCGCTAATACGGTTAGAAATGTAGCATTAAACTATAATCAATATTCTATTTCTTATGGTGGTAATGAATACCCTGTAATTGGTTTCACTGGTTCAACTTATACTACTAATGATTTCATTAATATTAGTGTAAGCGGTGATTGTTTCTCAGGCATGAGTAATGGCTATTTGAGTTATCATATTAAACCTAATAAAGTACAAGAGGATTTCTTCTTTAATTCATTACCAGACTTTCAATATTATCTATTAAATAGGTTTACAGCACCTAAGTTTACCGCTCAATTTAATTTCACAGTTAAAACAGATAGCGGAGCTGTTGTCTACACTAAAGATAGTGTAACTTGGCCAACAAGTGATGGTTATAATATTGACTTTGATACTGATGCTTACTCTTCGTATGCTAATAAGTTATTAACAATTTCAACTGATTTTGATGAAACAACAAGTAATCTAATGGTAAGATTCTTAGTTACTGAATCTATTACTGAATTTGATACATCTAGTGTTATACTTGACCCATACAATCAAGATTCAACCGACCAAAAGATGAATAAAACTCTTACGGTCTATGGTGTTGAATTTGATGAAATTAATCGCTTTATTCAAGGTATTAGATTTGTTAATACAGTATCATACGACAAGAATGATAACACGCCAGACATATATTTAAAAAGTTTAGCTAATATTTTAGGTTGGAATTTAGTTTCATCTATTTTAGAAAATGACCTTCTTAAAAATTATCTACATCCGCAACCAACGACATACGCTGGTCAATCTGTTGGTCTTACAATGGTTGAAGCTGATACTGAACTTTGGAGAAGAATTATATTAAATTCACCTTGGATATGGAAATCTAAAGGTACTAGAAAAGCCATTGAATTCTTATTTAAATTCATCGGCACGCCACAAGGTTTAATAACATTCAATGAATATGTATATGTGGCTCAGAATGTTATTGATATGGACGTATTTAGAGGTGTTTTAAAGCTTAATAATCTAAATCCTGATATATCTACTTACCCAGTATCAATTAGCGGAAATCCTAGTCCTTTATACAATACTCCTAGTTTGTATTTTCAATCTAACGGTCTATGGCATAGAGAAACTGGTGGTCAGAACTCTATACTAGATATAACAACAGGTAATAACCCACATATAGGGCCTTATGATGGTGGTTATACCTACATTAATCAATTTAGAAAGTTGATACCTAACTTTAGTGCTGTAACGATTTCATCATCGACACAAACTACAGATAGTATCAATATATTTACAAATTATAATTCGGGTACCTTTGACTTATACAGCGGTGGTACCTATATTAACATAATTGATTCAACAAATACTGATGTTACTAATAATTCTAACATTACTATAATTGATGACCCATATAATCGCTTAAAGAGTACATGTTTTGGTTGTCCAAAACCTAACCAAGCAAAATCAGTAAGCATACTAATAAAAGGTAACTAAATAACATGGCAAGTTTATACAATAGCAAGAATTTAACATATAATCCTCCATTTAATATCATTTTAAATCCAAATGGTAATAGTGGTGAAATGTTTATCGTTACACCTGATGAAACATGTACATTGGACATTAGTTTCGATTATTTATTTAAATTTGATTGTGCTGATTTACTTGCTTACTTAAATACAAATCCAACAAATGCTAATATTCTCAATTTAATTGAATCTATTGGTGCCACACTAGATTTGAACATTGTTAATAGCGGTACATTGGTAACTTATACACCAGTTTATAAAGAACAATTTTTTAAACCAATTGGTAGTGGTAATACATTCAATTATATAACAACATTAAGCGGCGCATCAAGTGGTTTATATTTATGTGGTGAAGTTCCTAATGATACGACTTGTTATCCTGTAACCAATAGTAATTTACCATTATCTAATTGTTCAACAGCATTAAGCGCAATATTTAATATTTTAAAATCACAATCGGGTATTTCTGCATTAACGTCAAATTATGATGAAATAATCTTATCTGGGTTATCATCAACATGGGCTAATTATAATGCAAAAATAACCGACCAAACTGTAATATCCGCTATAACAAATCAAAATATTAATATTAGTATAACAGTTAGCGGAACATCAATAAATACATATGTTTTATTAGATAATATTGAGATAAATAGAAATTGTACTCATATTAGTAAGAATGATATATTTGTGAGTCAATCACCAGGTTTTGAGTTGAAAAAGATAATTGATAACAAAAAATCTTGGGTTTTAAATACCTCACCAGAGGAACGTAAGTATAGTGTATCAAATGTTAATAATTTAGTTAGTAAAAGACAAACAGATTACGAATTAGATAATGGACTACAAGTTTTAAATACCAAGGAAATTGATTTAAATCTTGATATAGCTAAAGCTGTTGAAACTGATGTCTGGAATTATATTTTAAATAATCCCCTAATACTAACTGGTACAACTGTTGGTACCACAACCATTGAAATGGGTGATTGTAACCCACATGTAATTTGCGTTAGTGATAGTTGCGGCGATGCACCTATTGATATTAATGGTTTAATGACTCAATCATTAAGTGCTGTTACAACTGTAGAAAATTTTGAGAATTATATTGAATCTGAGCTCGTTGATGCTAAGAATAGGAAAATTATTTCATCATATCCGACACTTAGATTATTATATGACAGATATATGAATGCGCTAAATTACTCTGGAAAACAATCTAACCAGTTTGATTATATTGCGATGATTAACTTCGCTAAATTGATTGGTAATTATTGGGTGGATATTATTGAACAAGTTATGCCATCTACGGCTATTTGGGCCTCAAGTAAGGTATATGGTAATCACTTATTCGATTCACAGAAATTTAAGTATAGAAACTCAACATTATTACTTGGAACCGCAACAACTGTAAACTCAGTTTTAAGCCCATGTTCAGGTATCACTTGTAATGCAGATATAACAACTAAGGTTATTGTTAGCGGCTCAAGTAATGTATCACAATTTTTGAATCAACAAAGTAATGATAGTTTTAATAGCGCATATATTGTTCAATTTAATAGTGGTTCAGAATTTATTGGTAAAGTAACTTCAACAGCTAATTTTGTATGTAATATCGAATTAACAATGTTTGTTGCTAATAATGCATATCCTAATAATACTGGTGGTATGTTAACAACCGTTCTAATTGGTAATGTTGGTAAATTTACTTACGAACTTAGCGCATCAAGTTCTAATATGGTAATCTATAGTGATGGGTTAGTTTCAAATATTCCTAGTTTTAATAATTTATCTGCGGATACCTATACACTAACAGTAACCGATTCAAGAGGTTGTTTTGCTACAGCTGTTGAAACTATTTCATTAGGAAGTTGTAAATTAACGCTATCATCAATTCTTAACAATAATGCATATCCTAATAATACTGGCGGTTATGTTATAACAACATTGAATGGTGCTAATTATCCAATTAGTTACGTTTTAAGTTCAACAACAAGCTCAATCATATCTCAAGGTCAAAATCAAACTGCATTACCAACATTTAACAACTTATCTGCTGATACGTATTCATTAAATGTGATTGATATGTATAACTGTAGTGCCAGCACAATTTTTACAGTTGGTAAAACTAATTGTAATATCTACATAAGCGCAACAACTGTTGAATCGTCATATTTAGTTGGTGATGGTTCTATAACATTTACGGTTAAGGATTATGGTGCTGAAAGTGTAAACGGTGGTCCAACTAACGTAATTTCATACTCAGCAATTAGCGGTACATCAATTATACAAAGTGGTACTGTAAGCGATAACCAATCAATAACAGTATATGGTGTATCTGGTGGAACATATCAAATTAATGTTCAAGATGTTTACGGTTGTACTAACACATTATTAGTTGTAGTTCCAATTCAACAATGTAATTTATCTGTAATAATATCACCAATTGATATTTATGAAGTTAATGGTATTACATATTATGACTATTCATCATTGATAGCCTTAGTTCCAACATCACCAAGTAATATAACATATACTTGGTCAAATAATGTAAATTCAACTATTGTAACAGGGCAACAAATTAGTCCATTACCAGGCGCAACATATACTGTAACAGCAACAACTAACACTGGTGCAGTATGTACCGCAACAGCAACATTTAATGTACCTAGAGTAGTTTATTATTTATTTGGTAATAACCAAGCTCCATCATTTGATAATAGTAAATATTTAACTATAACAATAAATGAAGTTGGTTCAACAACAACTAGATTATTAAATAATATCGGACCAGACAACGTGTTATCAACACCAGTTTATCCGTATACTATTAATACTAGTTCAGCAACATTCTCAATTGCTAGATTACCATATGTAGTTTTAAATAACAATGCTGATACGATTTCATTAGTTGTGTCTTCAACTACAGCATATAATCATACTAAGGTAATTGATGGTGAAATTGGAGCATATAACATTAATCATTTCGGTGGAGTAATTAATAAATACGACCTTAAGGGTGGTTATTATTTTGGTGGTAATTATCAAGATGTAACAAACGTAAACTTTACAACGCCAGTAGTCGAACCAAATTCTAATGCTGTCTTATTGGTAACATTAGTAACAATTTAATATTTATTTATATGCCATTAATACTAAAACAAATAACAGCAACATTTTTGAGTAATTACTCAAGTAATTTAACGATTGTTGGCTTAATAAAAGCTAATATTAACCAGTCCGATTACATTAAAGTGAACGGATTTACGGGATATTTACAAAATTTTATTAATGTTAATTCATTAACACCAAATAAGATTCAGTTAACATACGGGCTTAATAATCAATATAAATTACCAGTTTCAAACATACAATTATCATACTAATGAGGTACCAAGAAAGGATATATGAACAAATAAACACATTTACCAGAAATAGAAGCGTTAATTTAATTAACACTAGTTCTGATATTTCAGTATTTTACACACCACAATTCGATGTTAGTGGTGCAACTAAAGTACAATGTGGTGGTACTAATTTTACTATTAGTGGTGTTCCATATAATATTTACCTAACAGCGGCCACAGCATCATGTATTGGAACTAATTTAGACATTTCATGCTTTACTGGTTCTACGTGGAATACAAATATTTATGCTAATAACAATCTAGCGTATAGTAGTACATTTTTTACAAGTAATACAACAACGGGAACACCGACAGATGCTTTATTTATACAATCAATTATTACTGGGTTAACTAGTTTAAATTATACGTACACGTTAAGCGGTAATACATTTTACGTTATTAAACCATATGGTATTCAATCACTAGATATTGGGATTGATGTAATTGGTAATTTTGAATATGTACCGCCATTTACATGTCCAAGCGGTTTTATTAAAACACCAGCAAACGATGGTTGCGAACAAGTTAATACAACACCAAGTGTTTTTAATGGTAGCGGCTCAACGATTACTTCAGGTAATACATTACCAGATTATGGTAATTATGGTACTTACTTCTACCCTAATTTAGATAATTTAAGTAATTTTCCATTAACTTATAATGGAACTGGCTTTTTATTAGATACTAACAATAATGTTATTTCCCCACTTACAAAGGTAATATCTGGTAATAGATTTTGGGTTAATTCTGGTAATACAACCGATGGCCGATTGAATAAAGTGGGGTTATATCCTACTAGCGAACCAAATTATGCTGGATTTGCAAAATGTATTAATATTTCATCTGGTGGAACATACTATATTGGTCTTGCAGCAGATAACGATTGTCAATTTACACTTAATGGTCAGTTATTAGTTAATTTTAGTGGAACATCAGTATTTGACTTTAAAGTATGGAGTGTTTTTCCAGTTACTCTTCAGTCAGGCAATAATATTATACAAATGCTAGGTTCAAACCAAGGTGGTACCGCAGGTTCATTTGGAGCTGAAATTTATTATCCAAGTAGTTTTTCAGCATTAACAGCCGCTACATCAACAGCTAGTACGCAAGCTAATACCATATTCACAACAAACCAATTTATCGGTAACACTTGGGAGTTAGGTACTACTTTTGGATACTCATGTCCATCGGGTTATTCATTAAATACATGCGGAACAGCATATACTTGTACTAGAATTGTTAAACAAGGTTTCCAACCAATATGTACAGGTAACTGTAATGGTGATATTTTTAATATTGCAGATGTTAATTTTCCAACGATTACTAACGGTAGCAACGGTGTATATGTTATGGACCCAAATACGGGCACTACAATACCATTTACGTTTAATTTTACTGGTAATACAAATTCGTTCATAACTAATAATGCAACATTTAATTATGGTATTTATCAATTTAATCCAGCATTGAATTTATTTACTATACCACCAGTATATGCGAGCCCTAATATTTCATATTCAGCTTTTTCTGGAACTAACTCATTAACACAAGCGGTAACATTTAGTGCATCTAGTGATGGTGATTATCTAGTTAAAGGTTATGTTATTGGCGATGCTGGAACTAAATACTTAGATGCTCTTGGTGTTAAAATAAATACTATTGGTTATATTAACAATTCATCATCTAGTTTTTATAATCCAGATACTGATTTTTATTTTGTTGCAATATATGGTGCTGATTCACCCGTATTTTCACAATCACAAGCGCAGTTATCAAATAATGCGATTACGGGAACATTAAGTTTATCGCAACAAGTAATAATTGTGGGAAATACAGATAATACGTACACTTATACTGGTAGTACCTTCACATTAGTTAATACATACAATGGCCAACCAATAATAACATTAAATGGTTTAACTTTGGCTAGTGGTTATGATTATACATTAAATGGTCAGATATTAACATTTTTAGGACCAATTAATCTTAACGATGTTATAACGATTACATCTAATCAATCAAGTTCAATAGTATTAACATCTGAGTCTATTTATGTAAATACAGTGATACCTAGTGGTTCAACAAATAATTATGGTAATAGTACTTACTACTATAACACGACAACTGGAAAATACGAAATTTATTTATTAAATACTCCACTTGCTAACACTACTATTGT